TTTCTGCCATTTTATTTGTCTTTTAATTTGTTTGAATCCTTCTTTAAATGTTTCTGGCATTTTATTTTTGCCCTTTGCTATTTCTATAGTTTCACTAACTCCGTAAAACTCATCTATGTTTAACAATTTTAACACTATCATATCGTTATTAGTTCTATTTGACTTTTGTTATTAGTTAAATTTATATTTAAACTATTTATTCTAAATTGTTTTCCGTTGATTACAAATATATCAGCGAGTGTATAATTAAGAATAATGCTTAATGGTAAGTAAGCAGTATATTTAGTTATTCTTGAACTTTCTAAAAACAAGTTTTCTATATAACTACTATAGTAATTATTATAAAGAGTTCCTGTATAATTAGGAAGCCCTGTATATTCATTAATCATCAAACCAAAGTTTATATTGGCTGTACTTGTAGATGCTGCCAAAGCAACACTATTAGAAGGTATGATATAAGATGTAACTTCACTATGACTACTAGGTGTATCTCTAAATGATATAGAAGTTGTTGCTCCTCCTGTTTTTAAAATAGGATAAAATAAGATAGGTTTACCAATATAAGATTGTTGATTGTCATTTACACAAAACCCCCATTGAATAGTAGTTTGTGTTGCACCTGTAGAATCATCTATATCTAAAAGTCTTTCAAATTGCATATGCTCAAAAGGAGCTACTACTGAATATATTCCTCCATCTAAACCACCTTCTGCTTCATAACTTTCAGCACCCCATTTAGCTACGTTTAATTGTTCCCATTGTGCAGCTAAAAAAGTCTTCAATCCTTCATAAGTAAAATTCATTTTTCTATAAGGTAAAGCTACGTCTACTGCGCTTGTTTCTACATCTATATATTTACTTATGTCATACGTAGTAGAGGTTGCATAAAATTCATCTAACGTATCAACGTAGATACTACCATCTTCTTTTGTATAAGCTACAAGATTAAACATTTTAAACAATCCTGTTAAAAAGTCTATTATTTTAATGTCTGGTGTTTGTTGTGTTATAATAAATTCAAAATTAGTATCGCATAAAAAAGAACCAGTTGGAAATGTAAGAGTTACTGGTGTTTCGTTTGGTTCATTATTAGTTAAAGTCCAAGTAATATTACTAAAAGTAATTGCACTTGTTACAGTTATTATAACAGTCCATTCTCCAGCAGATACAGACGGAGAACCTAAATCTCCACCAGATGCATTACTTGATAAAGTTGTATTACCAGATAAACCACTAGCAGCATATATAGATAATCCATTTTGTAAAACTTCTACTGCATATTCGGCTGTGCTAGTCGTTGCTAAACTTAATTGAAATAAAGTACTTGTATCAGAATAAGAAGCAAATTCTGGACATACTGTTAAAGTAGATACACTACTCATTCCACCCCAAACTTCAGAAGCACCACAAGTAAAACTACCACTTGAACTCCAGCCATTAATAGAAGTTGGGAATGTAGCAACTTGGTCTCCATTACCTACTGCTCCAGACTTTCTATGTAACCACATAAACAAATCATAGTAAGCTTCGTTTGTATTAACAAAAAAGTCATTACTAAAAGTTATTGAAGGATAATTAACTTGTATCGCTTGTATAATTCTATCTACTCTTAAAGCATATTTTAAATCTGACCATAATACTCCGTGTTCGTGTACTTGACCACTACCTGTATGATACCATAGGTTTCCATCTGAACCTGTATTAGCAACACTTTTATAATATAGTCTTTGTGTATGTGTTATTAAAGGAGCAACAATATCATTTGTTGATGGGTCTACTTGAAGTTTTGCTTTTACATTTGTAGAGTTGTAGTTTAAGCTCAACGTATCTAAATCACTTAAAGCACTTAACTTATCTTCTCCTAATGTATCATTTAATGTTACTGTCTCTCCAAAGAAAACTACTTTGTAAGAAAATGCTTTATTGTCTTTTAAACTAACAGAGTTTAGTTTTACTTTTCCTATTTTAAAATCAACTCCATTTAATTTGAGTATTGCACTAACTTTAATCCTTGCATCGAACCCTCCAGTTATATTCCAATTATAATAATGTTTAAATATCCTATTATTTGTTGAGGAAGCTGGTAAACTAAATTGCTGACTAAAAGCAGTGAAAACTTTTGCAACATCTTTAGCATTAGTTATAGTGTCTGTTATAGTTACACTTTCATCTTTAAATAAATCTACTCTTGTATTACTTATATATAGTTCTACTACTTGCATCTATCTTATGTTGTTAATTGTATCAAAGGCAAAACTCACATCTATTGTGTAATTTATTAAACTATCTGTAACACTTGTTTTATATTCAAATGTTTTAGATTCTATATTAACTGCTAGTGTTTGACCACCATAATAAATCCAAACTTTTTCACTTAAAAATAATTGCTCAAATACTTCATTACTACTTTCTGGATAAAAATCACTATTAAGAGTTAATCTTTGATTACCATTTTTAGTTAGTAGTTTTATTTGTGGGTCATTTGTATTGTATGTTCCGTTTGTTAAAATATTAGATTTGTATTTTTCTTCAGTTGTATTAAGAATCAACTTTGAATTAGCAAACATCCATATTTCTTGATAAGCTCCGTATTTATTTATAAATGTTAGTTTGTAAGGAGTGTATTTACATTTTTCATAAGACTCTATATTAACTGTTGTTGTTTTTATACCAGTTGATATTTCAGCTTCATCCACATCAAAATTTCCTGTATTTGTTACATAAGTAATTTGGTCTTGAATATTATCTTGAGCTGGAATGCTAACTGTTGAAACTGTTGCTCCTTGATATTTCCAAACTAGACTTGTTGCAATTGTATTATCTACAGGAATTGTAACTGTTTCATTCTTGTTTTTTATAATTGTATTATTTGTTTGTAAATAATAAATATTATCAAAACTTGGATTTACTCCATCTTCAAAATATCCATAACCATAAAAAGCTCTCTCTCCTAATACATCAACTGGAGTTTGTGGTGTTGTGTTAATTGTTTCTGTAACCCTATAATCTACATAAATTGTAGTAGCTTCAGAAATTGTTACTGAAGGAGTTGGAAATGACCCATCAAATAAAGCAGTAATATAATCTTTTATAAGTTCAGCTATTTCAAAATTTACTTTTGCGTCTATAGCTGTTGATATGAGTGTATATTGTGGAGCATCTTGCCAATCTGTATTAGCTTCTCCTGTATATATATCTATTTCTAGCTTTGCACTTGTTAAATTAGTAGTTGCTAGGTTTACGAAGTATGGACTTCTTACGTTAATTTTTCCCATTGTTGTTGTCTTTTAATATGTCTATTATGTCTTGTGCAAATGCTTTACTTAATAATTCTGGATATCTATCAAAGGCTGTTAAAAATGGTTTAGTAAAAAACAAACTAGGTTTTATGCCTTGTGCAAATATGCTTCGTTGTAATATAAACCCTATTGTTCTATAATTGCCTTTTTTAAACTTTCCTTCTTTATCTCTTAATCTTATATTTCTTTTTTTTGCCCAATCAGCTAATGGCTGCATTGGTGGTCTTTTAACTTTGAAACTATAAGGACTATTACGCCCTTTTTGTTTGCCATCTTTAACTAAACTTGGATTAGCACCTTTAACACCTTTATCTAAAAATGTTCCGTACTCATCCATTATAAAAGCTAAATCAAAGTTGCCATTCTTTTCAGTTAGGTCATAATGAATACTATTATATAAGTCTCGTGTTACATTGTGTTTTTGTTTTGTAAGATTAGACCTTGATTGTTGTACTACATACTTACCAAAAGATTGTAACTCTGTTTGCAAGTTCTTTAACATATAGTCATATCATTAGGTATTAGCACATCAAACGTTACAGTCCATCCAGCTAACTTGTTTTCAAATCTATCTACAAAAGGTTCTAACGTAGGGTCTCCATTTAATTGGTATTTGTCTACATATAAGTCTCCTCTTAATAATAACTCTAGTAATCTGTTTGCTACTGCTAGTTGTGTATTGAACACATCTTGCTCGTTATTGTTTCCTCTAAACTCTTGTGGTATTCCCTCTGCAAAGTTCTTACTCTCATCTACTATATCCATACATAATAGAGATATGTTAAAGCTCCATACGTTACCTTGCATTGTTGCACTATTTACCATAAAGTGTGATAGTGGAAATATAGTCTGTTTGTTTAAGTCTACATCGTATATGTCCCCATAGGTTACAGTATTTACAAAGTCATCTAATTGTAGTGTTTGTCTTATCTTTTCGGATAGGTTATAAAATCCTTGCATATTATTTAAATTTACTTTTTATCATTCTTGATTCTAGTTCTGCTTTTTCTTTTTCAAATGCCAAGTACATTAAACACTGGTGTAATGGAAGCTTTGCAACTTGTTTAAATCTCGTAATGTCTCCTTGAGCGAGTGTATATAGTTCTGAATAGCTTCCCCACTTTCTTGAGAAATTTGACCTATCGTCTGTTCCTTCACTAGTTCTTTCTCCAAATAACTCGGTATATAGTTCAGCAATTCGTTGGTTAAATTGTAAAAAAAAACCATAGCACCTAATACAACACTTAATGGCATCTCTTTCATTACCTCGCTATACTTGTGGCTTCCTTCGTATTCTTCTATTAAATACTTATGTCCTTGCTTTTGTTTAAGTGGTCTAAATAATACAGCCATTGCTTTATGCATATTACCCCATTCATTTATATAGCTTGTAACGTCTTTATTTTCTCCATAGGTAATTTCATCTAGGTTTGGTATAAAACCATAAGCAACACCATTTAAATTAAACGTAGGTATAAACTTATGTTCTTGTTCAAATAGCTTATTAATGTGATTGATTAAGTAATCTACATCTTTGTCTTTAATCTTGCCTAGCTCTTTTGTGTTTATGTTGAGGATGCATTTAAGTAAATCATCGTTACTTGGATTCTCTATAAGTAAGAAATCTTGATAGTCTTTTAACTTGACTTCCTTTAGTGTACTAGGTATAGAAACTTCTAATTGCATAAAGTGTTTTTTATAAAACAAAAAAAGGATTACTTTGTATAAAGCAACCCTCTTTTATCTAACTATCAACTAAAAATTATCTTAATGTCTTGTGTAGGTATAAGTATAACTCTTGTATCTTATCTCCTAGTTTTTTGTCTTGTCTGTATGTTTCGTTTCCAATTTGTATTCTTCCTTCTCTATGTATCTCTAATTTAACTTCTGGTCTTCTTGTTCTTGTAAGTGGTTTTACTATTACCTTAATGTCATTCTTAAAACACCAACTAATAGCTTCTCTTACGTTTCTTGTCATTTAAACAAGTTAATCATTATTGCTGGAATAAACATAGTAGCTAAAATACAAATTATTTGATATATTCTTAAATATAGTTTTCTATAATATATTGTATCTGTGTATTCTTTTAGTGTGTATACTTTTGTTGTGTTGTTTTTGTATACTCTTACTTTGCCTTGTTTTACCTCTATCATATCTAAAATATTAAGTTATGTATAATAGATTCAAGCGATAATAATACTACACTTGCAATTAATAATACAAATGAGAATAATGTTAATGTTAAGTAGTGTTTTAGTTTTTTCATTGTTTTGTTTTGTTTTGTTTATGCTGTATAAATCTATCTTAAATTTCTTACTAAAGGATAATTACTAACACATTTTCATACTTTTTAAGAAACATTCTCAATGCAGATATTTTACTAAACTACATTTACTAATGCTTTCGATTTATTACAACATTTCAAATAACTAATTAATTATACTGCTAATATACAAAACATTTACTTATTAACAACAATGTTTATTAAATTTTAACAAAATTTTAACATTTCTTTAACATTTAGTAAATGTAATATTGACCCTTATTAGGATTCTCTAATTGTGAAGTGATAGCATACCTCATCGCATCTATACAATGGTTAAAAGCATCTATTGGTTTGTTAAGTGTTTCTCCTTCTTTGTTCTTTAACCAAATGTAGTTCTGTAGTTCTTTAATTAAGTTATGACTTCTATTAGTTATATAGATTTCATTTTGATTGATGAGGTTAATACCATACACTATTGAGTCTTTACCTTTTTTAACTGGCATTATTAAATGACCATAACTTGATAGCTCTGCAATACTTTTAGGTTCTGCTGAATCTGCATATATGATTTCTTTTGCTTCGTGTGTTTTAAGTAAGTTGCTTATCTGACTATTTAGTAATCCTTTTTGGTATATTACCTCATCAAAGATATATGAGTTGTTGTATTTGTAAAGTGCTATTAAAGAGCTTGGGTCATTAGTATAACCAAAGTCCATTCCGTAACAAAGTAGTCTTGCTTCGTTTGGTAAGTCAATAGGTTTCCAGTCTTTTATACAAGCACCTTCTAAACTCCCTATCTCTCCTAGTCCATATACATTCCACCAGTTATTCCAATAGGTAGATGTCTTTGCTTTTTCTTTAGCTTTCTCTATGTCGTTTATAATTGTGTCTGGTAATGCTTCATTGTCTAAATACGTTAGCTTTATAAAGTCTGCATCATCTTTGCCTTGTAGTTCTGTATGCGCCCAGAATGATGAGGTTGGGTTAAAGTCAATCCATATATCTCCAGATGTTCTTATTGCTAATTGGTTGTATGCTTCGTAAGGTATGTTGTTAGCTTCGTTTACATATAGAGTATGTCTTCTTGCTCCTCTTAATTTGTCTGCTGATTCAACACTAAAGAACTCAATGTAACTTCCGTTTGCAAACTTATACTTAAGCATTGACTTATTATATTGCATATCATTATAACGATTGGTCATCATCATAATCTTTAGGAAGTCTTTTAAAGCACCTCTACGTAAATGTGGTATACTTTCACTAACTACGCTTATTTCTACGTTAGGAGTTCTTATAGCTCTATCTATGAGGATTGGTAGTATGCCAAACGTTTTACCAGCAGATGTTCCACCTTGAACTATCTTTTTACGTTTCTTAAGTTTAAGAAGTTTTTTAATTGCAGTTGTTACTACAAACATTAATCAATAATATTAAATAAAGGTTGTTCAGTATTTAATGTGATGTCTTTTGTTTCTCTAGGTTTACCAGCATAGTAGTGATAGAACATTTGTATAAACTTAAACTCTCCAGATTCTATTCCTTTTTTTAAAGCTGCATAAGCTTGTGGCTCTAATGGTGTTAGTCTTTCAATTAGCTTTACTTCTTCGGCTTTAGGCTTTCTACCAGCAGTTGTATGTCCTCCGTTGTTTTTTCTTTTATCCATAATTAAAAAAGATTATTATTAATTATTTTTTATATAACAAATATATTGTGTTTTTGTTATACTCCACAATATCCAGAATCACAATCTTTAAAGTCATCTTCGAACAATTCAGTTTGAACATTCCAAGATTTTATATCCTTATATTTTATTTTATCTTTTCCATTTCTCCAACAATCATCTGGATGTTTAACTCCTTCTTTAGATATAAACCAATTCATTTTATTTGGATGCCAATCAAATCTTTTTCTTGTTAATATTAAATTTTGATGAAAGCAACCAACACAATTATTTATTTTTGCAAATCTAACATCTTTGTCATTCCAATATTCCTCTATGTTGTCTTTATATATATTATCTTTAATTAACGGAAATGTAGGTTTTTGCCATTCTATGATTCCCCATTTATTTTGTGTCTTTCTTTTTCCAACAATAGCTTTCATTTCTAACAGCCCTTTGTCATTTGTTTTTTCTAGCGTTGTGTTTGCTCGTCTTTGTTCATTAGCTCTGAATCCTATTCTAAATTCTGCTGGTTTGTTAATTGTTTTTTGCCACCAATTAAATATTGGTTTTAATTTCATATCAGTTGTACAATATCTTCGAGTAACATTAGGTAGTGTTCCACCTCCTTTTTTAACTACATAATCAAATGTGTTACCAGTAACCCAATCTATTTTTTGACCTATGTATTGTTCTAAATCTAACATAGTATAAATAATCATATCATCTTCTAATGTGCCTATAAAATCAGTTCCTAATCTATCGCTAACTTGTTGTCTTATTTTTGTATCTGGAAATAAACAACTTTTATCTTCTGTTCTTACTAATGCAAATACATTATAATCTGCTGGGTAATTTGCAGCTATGTAACTTGAAGTCTTACCACCACTTAAAGAATTTACAGTTTCTATATGTTTATTCTTCATATTCTTTTAATCTATTAATAACTCTTTTAATTCTATATTCTGCTACTGGTAATTGTTCTTCTGGTATTTCTTGTATTGTTTCTAATAGAGGTCTTAACTTTGGGTCTATTTTTATTTCTTTTAAGAACTTGAATCTTGTCTCTAGTTTTCTATGTTCTTCTTGTAGTGTCTTTAGTTTTTGGTGTTTAGGTATATATTCTTCTGTTGCTATTATTCTATTGTATATTTCCATATATTTAGGATTATACATTTCAAATGTAGGGAATATATTATTTATACAGTGTAATACTGTTGCGTGGTCAAGATTTAATGTTTGTCCTATTTTCTTAAGTGATAGGTTTGTTCTGTCTTTACATATTCTAAAGTATATAGCTCTACCATAGACTATGCTTCTTTTTCTTGAGTTTACATTTATTCTATATCCTAACTCTCCTTCTACTAATTCTTTAATCTCTTTCGTTGTCATCTATTATATTTTGTATTAATTGTGTAAATTCTATTTTTTCTATTGCTAGTTTAATTCCTTCACATTCCAAGTACATCTCTTTGTCTTCATAGTCGTATAAGATAATTCTTAATTCGTCTAATTCAGCTCCTTTTTCGTAGTCGTATAATGTAATGTAATAAAATTGATATATTATATCATTCTTGAGTCCTTGTGTTTCGTACATATTCAATCTCTCTTTCAAGATAGTCTTTAGCTTTTAGTAAATCCATTAGTTCGTGATTCTTCTTGTCTGCTCTGCTTATGTACTTTATTATGTTTCCTCTATTGAAGTTTAAGTTGTAGTCTTTGATAAAGTCTATAACATCATATCCTTTTCCGTTTTCATAGTGCGGTTGGCTTGCTCTCATTAAAATAATTCTATTTGATTAATATTTTCTTTTCTTCTTATTCCCATTACTGTATCAAGTATTGTTTTACCAGCTTCATAGTCTACAAGGTTTCTTGCTACTTTTTGGACACTTTGTTTCCCTTTATATTGCCTAAAGTCGTAATCGTGAAATTCACAAAGTTTTTTTATTTCATTTAACCCAGAAGATATTTTAGCTTGTTCTCTATAACTTAATATGTTTGGAAGTTTAAAATTAGTCCAATACATATGCCTATTTCTCTTTTGCGCTATTATAAGTGGCTGATAATAAGGTATAACATTTTCTACTACATACTTACCTTTAAATCTTGGGTTTTCTCCTTTTGAAACTGTCTCAAGCATTATTATTTCTTCATACAGCTTCATATCTGGGTATTTGGTTTCAAGCTTGGTATTCCATCCTCTTGCCCTTGAATGGGTAGGGCAAGGTGGAGAACTCCATATAAAATCAAACTCTTTGTAGTGGTCTAATAAGTATTGATGTGCATCTGCAACTATTACTTTGTCATTAGGAAATCTTTCTTGATATAGTTTTGCAAGTTCCTCATCCCATTCTACTGCTGTTATTTCGTGTTCATCTCCCCACTTGTATCTATTACCTCCTAAACAAGCATATAAGTTTAGTATTTTCATTTATTTTTGTTTATCATATTATATTGATTTAAATATAATTCTAATGTAGGTCTAAAGTCTGGAATTGATGTAGCTGATGGATGATTAGATTTTACCATTTTTTCATATTGCTTAAATAGATAATCTATTGTTTTTATATCTTTATTTGTTTTGTTCCAAGCTACAGCAATAAATTCTCTAACACAATAAGCAACTATTTTTTTATATCCATATGTTTGATTTAAATCAGATATTTTATTTAAAATATAATGTGAAAACTTTTTGTCTTCTACTTTAGCTAAACCTTTTTTAAAATTTTGATTGCTTGGTTTAAAAAAAAGATGAATTATATTTCCAACAGTAATATTGTTATTGTTAGATTTATAAACATTATACACTAATTTATAATCTTCATTATAATTTGAGAAAGCTTTTAAATAATCTAACATACTCCAAGCTCTGTTTCCATTGTTTAAACTTATTATACATTTAAGATGTTCACTTTCTTTACTTGTGTTTACCCAGTCTATTATATATGCTGGTAAAGTATTTTGTTTTAAAAGCTTTGCGGATTCAATTCTGTGGTGTCCTTCAATAACATCTCCTTTAGAAGATACAACTATTGGCATTAACCATCCGTAATCTACAAGTTTAGATTTAAAGTTTTCAGCGTGTGATAATGTAATTTCTCTATTTACACTTGCCATTTTTAATTCATTGATTGGATAAAATGGGTTAAAAGTTCCAGTTTGTAATTGTTTTGTTTTTGTTTTCATTTTGTTCTTAATTTTAAAAGGTTATAACATTGTATGTATTTTAATTTTGCTTTTGATTTATATATTGTTTTAAATAGTTCGTATGTCTTTTTTGTAAATTGATAATGTGTCTTGCAATCTTTGAAAAGTTTTATAGCATATGCCTTACCATACCCTTTGCAGTAGTTTACATTGTCTGCACTATCTCCAATTATCATTTGCTCGTAAAAGTTATATAATGCTTGTTGATGTGTTATATCATAAATACATTGATGATTATAATGGTAGTTGTAAATCAATGCTGGTAGTTGCATATAATCCTTATCTAGCGATACTATTATTACGTTGTTGTGTCCTAATTCGTCTGTAAGTGTTTTCCAATACGTTGCTACTAAATCATCTGTCTCTACACCATAAGAACTTTTTGTACTATATATCTCTGCTATGTGTTCGTGCATCTCATATAGTAATTTAGGATGCTCTTGTTTCTTTCTGTTTGCTTTATAGTTAGTGTCTAGTAGTTTTCTAAAATTACCTTTGCTATTGTTAAAAGTAATTACTCTTTCTATTTGGTAGGTTTCTTCTAGTCTATTTACAATTGACATAAATATCTCATCAAACTTTCCTATGGCTTCATCTAGTATGTCATCAACACCACAGCAAGAAGAATACACTAAACTGTCTGCATCAAATAAAACTACCATTTTTCTTCAATTATTTCTATAGCTTGATTCTCTAGCTCATCAATTACTTCTTGTTCTAGTATATCTATAATGTCTTGTCCTCCACATAGCACTTTAAAACAATTAAAATCACTACTAAAATCTGGGTACATATAACTTCCATCTTGTCCTTTTTCATATTCTCCCACAACAACTAAAGCTATGTTGTCATATTCTACTGTTACTTCTTTTTTCATTTTGTTTTGTTTTGTGCAAATATAAACAATTTTGTTAATATATACTAGTCTTCTTTAAAATTTTTTGTTGATTTAGTTAGGAACTCATCAACAACATCAACTCTTCTTGATAGTTTTTCTATTGCTACATATAAAGTTGCTACTGTAGATTCAAGTATCTTAAATCTTTCTTTAGTTGTGTATTTTTTATTTTTCATAAATCTTTAATATTGTTTAACTTATTGTTTTTTATTTCTAAAGTAGGTGCTTTCAATTTAAACGTAGACCCATCTGTTCTTTGTCTTGTTTGACCTTTTATAAATAACTCTCCTTTAGATTTTAATTCTTCTTTAGTAACCCAACCACATATAGTAAGTTTATTAGTTTTTTTATTTAAAGAACAAAATACATATCCATCACATTCATAATCTAATTGGTAGCAAATAAAATTATTTACATAATAATCTTTTGGGTCTACATTTCTACCCATTGTTTTTACATCAAATTTTTTACCTTTGTAAATAAAATCATACCCACCATCAAATCCATTAGAATAATTATGCTCTATATTTAAATGTCTTTTAACTAAAATTTCTCCTAATAAACCTACAAATTGTTCTTCTTTATTTCCATTTGCGTTTGACCTATTACCGATATTGTTTTCTTTTAAAAAACTCCAAACTTCTTTTTTTAATTTGCTATCAACGTCTAATATCATAATTCCATTAATTCATTGATTACTGTATGTCCTCCTAACACTACTGCACAAGCAATGGCTGGTTTCTTTCCTCTTTTAGCGTATGCCATAGCATAAGAACTTGCATCTATTCCACATCCTACTTGTGCGCCAAATACTTTAAAGTTCTGACCTACATACCATTCTGTATAACATTGTGTATGTAAGTGTCCTTGAATAGTACTTTGCATATCAGCTCTACATTTAGTTCTTGCAGTCCCAGCTTCTCCGTGTATATATTGTACACCATCAATTACAACTCTATCAACAAAATTCCATTCTGGAGTTTCTAAAACATCTTTGTATGCTTTAATCCATTTTTTTGGGATAGAACTTGTTTGACTTTTTCTCATTATAAGCCTATCGTGGTTTCCAATTGTTACATCAGCTTTTGGAAATGCTTTATACCATTTTGCTATTTTCTTTATTGCAAAGTCAAGTTCTGTTTTAGCAGTATAATCAGCACTAATTTCTACCTCGTGGTATGAACTAAAATGGTTATCAATGCAATCTCCTATAAACACAACTCTATTACAATTGTATTTAGCGTAAGTTTCTTGACAATGTTCTAAATATCCATCTAAACAAAATGGCTCGTGTAAGTCCCCTATAACAAGCACTCTTGTTTCTTTCTTGGTTATGTTCTCGTAAGCTACTTTTTTGTTTCCGTTAATGCGTGGTCTAATTTCCATAAGTTTTATATAAAGAGTTTAATTCATTAGTTATAGTTCTTATACAACTACCACAAGATGTCATTACTTTTTTATCATTAAATACTCTGTTGTATATTTCTAATAATTTTTTTTGTTCTTCTGGATTTACTCTTGTTCTATTTTTTTCAAACCAATATTGTAAATAATAATATTCAGTTTCTGATAAACACTTTGGCTTTTTATATCTAAATGCTTTGTTAAGAGCTATTTGTCTTTCTTTACAGCCACAATCTTCGCCAGCTATAAACTTAACAGCTTTGTCTATTCCAGTAGCTTTAGTAATCTTGGCAATTGTGTCTCCTAATCCTTTAGATTGTTTATCGTAATTAGCTTTCCATTCTTTGTACTCTTTAGTACGTTTGTCTTTTGGTGGTTTCATATTAAATTATAATCTTGGTTTTTAAAATCTTCGTAGTCTTCACTAAACTTATCTCTTATTTTATCTTTGCCTTTCTTTAGTGTATGAAATATATTAACTGGACTTATTTTAGTTTCACTTGATAAACCTCTAATGCTTAAATCCGTATCTCTATATAATTCATAAATACTTTTGTCGTACCAATGCCATTTATCTAACTCATTGTCCATCTTCTCGCATAATCTCCAAAACGCTTCTTCTTTTTTTATTTCATCAGTAGCTGTAAATTTATGCATATCTTTTTCTGGAATCTCGTTAAAGTCTTTGTCTTTGTAAAATTCTTCTATTTGTATTTTATGTACTTTGTTTTTCAATTTGATATAGTTTATAAATACACTTCTAATTGTGAAATACATATAAGCTTTAGAATATTTACCATTGCTATATACTTTTTTATTATCTGCATATTTGATAATCTTCAAATAGCTTTCTTGTACTATGTCTTCTGCATAGTCCTTCGCACCTAGATTTTTTGCTATTTGTACCCACTCTTTATGATTTTTTCCTAATGCTACTAAAAATTCTGTCATACTAAAAACTTACACCTTTTAAGGGATTATATAAATCTCCAACTATCTCTGGTAGACCTATGTCATTAACTTTAAAGCTAAATGTTTCAAATGCATAACCTCTGCTTCGTTTACATTTAACTGTTATCCAATCCTTGTTTACTGTGTTTGTTTCTAATTGTATTTGTGTTTCTGTTTTCTTTTCTAAAAAACTTCCTAAATGTCCAGTTGGTTTATCTGTTCCAAAATTACTATGTATTACAGTAATAATATGACAATTAAACTTTTGCGACCATTCCATTAGTTTTTGTGCGATGTGGTTACTTTGTTCAAGATTATTTACATCTGCTACTAAATCAGCTATTCCATCAATAACTACTAATCCTACCTTACCTTCTTCTATTTTTTCTTTTAAATAGTATTCTATAAATTCTACTCTTTGTTTAAACCCTACTGTTCTTAAACCAAAAGTGTGATAGCAACCTAAATCTTGTTCTTGGTTCATATCTACAACTCTACGGAATACTCTTTGAGCGTGAAACTTTCCTTGTTCTGTATCAAAGTGTATAAGACATTTATTGTTTCTGTGTCCTCTTAACTCTCCACCGAATTTGTTTTTGTTTCCTAAATATACAGAAGCTAATAAACTAATAAAGAAAGTCTTTTTAGTTTTAGGAGGTGCTTGTACAAAACTAAAGTTACCATAAGTACCTAAAGGTATTGGTAAGGTCTTTGAGCCTTTTAGTGTTTGTATAGTTGTTTCTCCCATAGATATTGCTACTGGTGGATATTCTACTATGTCATTTGTATTTATTACACACTCATCTTCCAAGAGTTGCATAAACATTTTCTGTTCTTCGGTCATAAAAAAAGGAGGGCTTTTACACCCTCCCAAATATTAAAATGGTAAATCTACATTGTTGTCGTTGTCTTGTGGTTGAG